AATGAACTAGATAAAACCATTGAGGAATTGGAAGCTGAAGTGCTTGGTGAATTAGAAGAAGCCAATGGACAAGACGCTCCCATGAAATCTGCTGGAGCTCCAGACAAGATTGATACCTCAAAAGCTGATTATGAAGATACGGGTGCCCCTGTAGTTTCACCAGATCAGAAAGCCGCGGCCGCAAAGAAACTTGCTGCTAAAGCAAAAGAAGTTAGTGGCGATTCGCAACAAAAAGGCGAAGGCGCTCCAGATAAGATGGACACACCTAATGACGGCATGAAGAAAGTTGCAAAATCTCTCGCAGCTGGAGATCAAGTTGATCACGAAGGTGATGATCTGACTGAAATGGAGAAAATGGAAATGGCCAAAATGACGAAAGAAATGATGGTCAATGCAATGTACGAAATGATGAAGGGTAAGAAGAAGACTGACCTTCAAGCAATGTACAGTGGCATGAAGAGTGCAACAGAAATGCATCCTGATGAGTCTGAAGAGTCTAAGGCTAAATCAGAAGCTGTTGAAACTCGTCTAAAAACTATTGATGTTTCCGAGCACGTTGAAGCATTAATGACAGGAGAGGGTGACCTTTCTGAAGAGTTTAAGCGTAAAGCAGCAACTGTATTTGAAGCTGCCGTAAAATCTAAAGTACGTTCAGAAGTAGAACGTATGGAAGAGGACTACAAAACAGAACTGGAAGAAAATATAAACACAACTAAGGGTGAGTTGACTGAAAAGGTTGACACATATCTAAACTACGTTGTTGAAGAATGGATGAAGGAAAATGAACTTGCTATTGAGCGAGGCCTAAAAGGTGAAATTGCAGAAGATTTCATTTCTGGTCTAAAACAGCTCTTTGAAGATCATTATGTTGATGTTCCAGATGATAAGTATGATGTGCTTGAAGCACAGTCAGACAAAATTTCAGAACTAGAATCTAAATTGAATGAAGCAATTGAACAGTCTGTTCAAATGAAGAAAAGCAATGCAGGTCTAGTGAAGGAACAGGTTGTTTCTGAAGTTACTTCAGATTTAGCCGATACAGAAATTGAAAAGTTTAAGTCACTTGTTGAAGATGTAGATTATTCTAATGAAGAATCTTATCGTGAAAAGTTGGGAACTTTGAAGGAAAGTTATTTTCCTAAAAGTTCGCCAGTAGTGAATGAAACTATTGATTATGAAGACTCTGGCATCGCACAGGACGTTGATACCTCTGGTGCAATGGCGTCATACATGACAGCTATTGGGCGAACCGTCAATAGTGCAAATAACTAAATTTTATAAATAGTAGAAATTAAAAGGAGATACCAAATGTATCAGACAGAACATCTACAAGAAAAGTGGCAGCCAGTCCTTGCGCATCCTGATCTCGCAGAGATTAAAGACCCGTACAAGAGGGCCGTTACAACAATCATTCTTGAAAATCAAGAAAAAGCTATCAAAGAAGATAGACAATTTATGGGCGAAGCAGCACCTACCAGTTCATCATTTGGTGGTAATGCCTCTCTAGATAGCTGGGATCCGATTCTTATCTCATTGGTAAGACGTTCCATGCCAAACCTAATTGCATATGACATTTGTGGTGTGCAGCCAATGACAGGCCCAACTGGTCTTATCTTCGCGATGAGAGCACGTGGACTATCACAAGACGGTGCAGAAGCTCTTGCTGATGAACCAACAATGGTTTCTAGTGGTAACGCTATCGCAGGTACTAACCCAGCTGTACTTAACGACGCATCAGCTGGTACATATACAACTGCAACTGGTATGACTGCACTTGAAGGTGAAGCATTAGGAGATACTACATCTAATGCCTTCGCTGAAATGGCTTTCTCAATCGAAAAGCATACAGTTACTGCTGTTACTCGTGCCCTTAAAGCTGAGTACACAATGGAACTTGCTCAAGACCTTAAAGCTATTCATGGTTTGGACGCAGAAACAGAATTGGCAAACATCTTGTCAACTGAAATTCTTGCAGAAATTAACCGTGAAGTTGTTCGTAACATTTACGTTTCAGCTGTTAAAGGTGCTCAGTCGAATACTACAACTGCTGGTATCTTTGACCTTGACACAGACTCAAATGGTCGTTGGTCAGTTGAGAAATTCAAAGGTCTAATGTTCGCAATCGAGCGTGATGCCAATGCTATTGGTCAACAGACCCGTCGCGGTAAAGGTAACATGATCCTTTGTTCAGCTGATGTTGCTTCTGCACTTCAGATGGCAGGTGTTCTTGATTACACTCCAGCCCTTAATAACAACTTGAATGTTGATGATACTTCAACTACATTCGCTGGTGTTATGAATGGTCGTTACAAAGTGTATGTTGACCCATATTCTGCCAACGTATCTGCTTCTCAGTACTACGTTGTTGGATACAAAGGTACTTCACCTTACGATGCTGGTATGTTCTATTGCCCATACGTTCCTCTACAAATGGTTCGTGCGGTCGGTGAAAATACTTTCCAACCAAAAATCGGGTTTAAAACTCGTTACGGTATCGCTGCTAACCCATTCCACACAGGAACAGTTGCAGCTGCAAATGATGGAGCAATCTCCATTAGTGCTGCTACCAACAAATATTACAGACGCGTTCAAGTTAAGAACCTTATGTAATAATAATAGTTGGGTTAACCAACTAACTACAACAAACTTAAAGAGGGGATTTATTCCCCTCTTTTTTTTGTTATAAATAGTAGTATGACAACATTAACATCTCCATTATCAAGACAACCAACTGTATTAGATTATAGTAGTCCAACGCAGTTTAAATTTGGTATAAATCAACTACCAAAGGTTGAGTTCTTTACTACATCTGCAAACTTACCTGGCATAAGTTTAGGTGAGTTAATTATACCTACACCATATACAGATATTCCTTTAATTGGAGATAAGATAACATACGAAAATCTTTCAATATCTTTTATAGTAGATGAACAACTAGAAAATTATATTTCCATACATAATTGGTTGTTAGGTATTGGTTTTCCAAAGAATAGAACGCAGTTTACAGATTTTCGTTCAACTGGTTCTAATACTCCTACTGCTGGAGCTGGTGGAAATACTGATATTGGTAAAGTGGGTAAAGCTACTGCTGATAGGTCTTTTTATTCAGATGCAACTTTAACAATTTTGTCTAACAAAAATAATCCTATAGTAGAAGTAAGATACTCTGATTTATTTCCAGTATCTTTAACTGGATTAGATTATAACCAACAAGCAACAGACGTAGAATACCAGACGGCAACGATTGATTTTCGTTACAAATTATATGAAATAGTGACTTTATAAGTGAGATAATATGACCCTTGACGAATTGAAACTACAAGTCCAAAGAGACTTGAAAGTAGATAATGAACACCTAGATACCGAATCATTAAAAAACCAAGAAATAAAAGCAAACTACTTAGACCACAAATCTAGATACGAACTTCTTTTGTATAAAGCAAAAGGAGATTATAAACGAATGTATCGTGAGAAGTGGGAATACTATGGTGGTAAAGCTGATGCAAAAATATATGCAACAAAACCTTTTGATCTCAAAGTCCTCAAGACAGACTTAGCAGTTTATATTACTTCAGACGAAGAAATTATTAATGCAGAGAACAAAGTAGGATATTTAGAAACAGTAATAGACTATATCAAAGGAGTTATCAAGTCAGTTGATAATCGTGGTTGGGATATTAAGAACGCTATTGAGTGGAGAAAGTTTGAAGCTGGAGTGACATACTGATGAAAAAGGTAAATGATTATATTAAATTATATACAGATGTGGTAGACCCAGAGTTATGTAATGATATGATAAATTACGAATTTGATTATGAAAAGTCAGCTTATTCTACACACGATAGTGGTAAGGTTGTAAAACTTGAAAGAGTTGTAAGTGTTGATTGTTGGATAAAAGAAAGATATAAATTTTATGCACGACTGAAAAAAACTTATGAAAAATCACATGAGATATATAAAGAAGACTTTCCAAACTTTACTGTACAACATCATACAGACTTTCGTATTAGTAAATATAGTGAGGGTTGTTTTATGTCTAATCATGTTGACTTAATTCATCATAGTCATGGACAAAAATATGGATATCCACAAGTTACAGTATTGTTATTTTTAAATGATGATTATGAGGGTGGTGAGATAAAAATTGCAGACAACCTTTATAAAACCCCAGCTGGTTCTGCAATTATATTCCCTTCAAACTTTATGTATCCACACGAAGTTTTGCAAGTTAAAAAAGGAACTAGATATAGTGTTACTTGTTGGTTGATGTAATGAAAATTTCAAAGATAAATGAGGTTTACTTAGAGTTAGAAGTAGACGAAGACGTTTCTAGAGAACTATCTGATTACTTCACGTTTGAAGTACCAGGCGCTAAGTTTATGCCACAGTTCAGAAATCGTATGTGGGATGGAAAGATAAGATTATTTTCTCCACATAATGGAAGAATATATGTTGGACTATTACCATATATAAAAGAGTATTGTACAAAGAAGTCAATAGAATATACACTAGAAAAAGGAGTAGAAAATGACAGGAATGTTATTCGTGAGAATGTTAGAGAGTTCGCAGAATCGTTACGGCCGACATCTAGGGGGAAGTCCATTGAATTTCGTGACTACCAAATTGATGCCATACATCACGCTATACAATCAAATCGGTGTCTTCTTTTATCTCCTACTGCTTCAGGCAAGTCACTCATAATATACACACTTATTCGTTACTACAATATGATGGGTTTAAAAACTTTGATACTTGTACCAACCACATCACTAGTTGAACAGATGTATGCTGATTTTATTGATTATGGTTGGAAAGATGAATACATTCACAGAGTGTATGCTGGTTTAGACAAAGGTTCTAAGAAACCTGTGGTTATATCAACATGGCAATCTATTTACAAATTACACAGACCTTACTTTGCACAATATGGTTGCATCATAGGAGATGAAGCTCATCTATTCAAAGCAAAATCTCTAACAGATATTATGGCTAAGTCAGGAGAGGTGAAATACAGGTTCGGTTTAACAGGAACTTTAGATGGTACACAGACACATAGACTTGTACTTGAGGGTCTATTCGGTCAAGTTAAGAAGATTATTACAACGAAGGAGTTAATCGACAGGGGAACTCTTGCACAGTTAGATATAGATTGTATTGTATTGAAACACACAGAGGAAGAAGCTCAAAGAGTTCGGTATTATACATATGCAGAAGAAATAAATTATCTTGTATCACACCCAAAGAGAAATAAGTTCATTGAAAAATTGTGTAAGAGTATTACAGGAAACACCTTATTACTATTTCAGTTAGTTGAAAAGCATGGAAGTTTATTATATAATGAATTAAAAAAACTTGACAGGAAAGTTTTCTTTGTGTATGGTGGAACAACTACAGATACGAGGGAAAAGATTCGTGCAATTACTGAACTTGAAAAAGATGCAATCATTGTGGCCTCATATGGTACTTTTTCTACAGGTATTAATATTAGGAATATCCACAATATCGTGTTCGCAAGTCCATCAAAAAGTAGAGTACGAGTGCTACAATCTATTGGTAGAGGGTTACGACAGACAGATGACAAGTCTAGAGTTAAACTCTTTGATGTGTCAGATAACGTATCCTATAAATCTAGACCTAACTTCACTTATAGACACTTTACACAACGACTAAATATATACAAGGAAGAAAAGTTTAATTACGATATTAATAGGATTAATTTATGAATCAATATGTTGTTAAATTATCAAATGGAGAAGATATAGTCTGTGAAGTAAATGAAGATTTAGGTTCACAACTAAAAATAAGTTCTCCTTTGAAAATGGATACTGTAGCCAGAACAACTAATAAAGGTGTTGTTGAATCTCTTTCTTTATGCAGATGGGTGCAACCTTATTCAGATGAACAATATTTTAATATAGAAAAAATGTCTATAGTAGTAATGACGCCTGCGAGTGTTGGACTATGTAAATATTATGATTACGTTTTGCAAAATATAAATAAAGTGGTTAGAAACAAAACTCCGACAGTCAAAGAGCTAAAAAAGATTGAAGAAGAAGAAATGGACATAGAAGAAGATTTAGTATCTGATGAAGACTTAGAAGCTATACTAGATAACTTTAACACTAAGTCAACAATACATTAAGTATTATTCTGATGAGTCACAATAGTGATTATACACCATTATAGAATAATGTCAACCCCAAATCAAAATAAATAAAATTAAATTCCACCTTGACAAAAGTACCAAATAATACTATAATAAGTACATAGATTAAAAAAGGAATTACTAATGGCAAAAACTAAGATAAAGGGCGCCCACTATGTGGACAACAAGAAGTTTCATGAAGCCATGGTGGCTTGGAAAGAAAAATGTAAAGATGCAGAAGAAGCTGGAGATGATCTTCCACGAATTACTGACTACATCGGCTCATGTTTTCTAAAGATTGCAAATGGTCTTTCGTACAGACCAAACTTCATAAACTATACTTATAAACAAGAAATGATTTCAGATGGTATTGAGAACTGTTTACAATACATTAAAAACTTCAACCCAGAGAAATCCAAGAATCCGTTTGCATATTTTACACAAATAATATACTATGCATTTATTCGTAGAATACAAAAAGAAAAGAAACAAACTCATGTCAAACACAGAATGATTGAGAAACAAGAATTTGTTCCTTATGTAACTATGGAAGG